GTATTGGGAAAGGTGGCGGATATTCTCTATCTGACAGTGAAAGATGGAGATTTGTTCAGTTTGGAACAAGTGTCATTGCTTCAGGTGGTATAGGTGAAACACTTCAAGAATTTACATTAGGAACTGATACCGCTTTTGCTGACTTAGCAAATGCTCCAAAAGCTGACTTTATGGCTGTTGTGAGAGATCAAGTTTGGACTGCCAATATAGATGAAGGATCAGGAAGAGTTCCTTTTAGAACAAGATGGTCAGGCATTAATGATGCAACCAGTTGGACTGTAGGAACTGATCAAGCAGATTTTCAGGACATTGTAGATGCAGGGGCAATAACTGGTTTAGTTGGCGGAGAATATGCAACTATACTTTTAGAAAAAGCTATTTGTATTGCTCAATATGTAGGTACTCCATTAATCTATCAGATTGACAAAGTAGAAACTCAGAGAGGTTGTGCTTACTCAGGATCAGTTGGAAACGTAGGTCGGCTTGTATTTTATTTGGCTGAAGATGGGTTTTATTCATTTGATGGAAAAGGTAGCACTCCAATAGGTGCTGAGAAAATTAACAAGTTTTTCTTCAAAGATTTTAATAGTGCTTTTGATTATAAGATGAGTTGTGCAGTAGACCCACAAAATCAAATAGTTGCGTGGTCATATGTGTCTAACTCTAATACTTCAGGAGCAACTCCTGATAAATTATTGATGTATAATTATGCTGTTGGTAAATGGTCTATAGCTGAAGTTTCAGCAGACTTAATATCTCCATTTTATACAGCAGGATATACATTAGAGGGATTAGATAATTTAAGTGCGACACTAGAAGGATTGCCTGCACCATTAGATAGTAATCTATATAAAGGCGGTAACTTTCTATTTGGCGGTAGCTTGTTAAATAAAATATATGCTTTTACTGGTCAGCCACTAGATGCCACGATTGAGACCGCAGAGTTTGCAGTCAATAAAGGCAAACATTCACTGGTAACAAGGACAGTTCCTTATTTCAGAGATGGTGCAGTTACAATGCAAGTTGGGGCAAGAGATCGTCAAGATGATGATGTAGTGTTTTCAACTGCGAATAGCCTGACAGATGAGGGTTTTGTTCAGCATAGATCTCAGGGTCGATTTCATAGAATTAGAATGAATATTTCAGGATTTTGGGATTTTGCTCAGGGGGTTGATATTGAAGGTCAACCATTAGGTAGAAGATGACAAGAGTTAATAATTACAGAAGGTTATCTCCAATAGGAGATGAGCCACGAACAATATCAACAGTTGTGAATAATATTCTAGATGGAAAAGTAAATTCTACTGGTTCAATTACATTAACAAATAGTTCGGCAACAACAACATTATCTGATGATCGTATTGGAGAAGATAGTGTGATTTTGTTTATGCCGACAACTAGCAATGCTTCGACAACGACTATTCATGTAACTGGCAGACAAAAAGGGCAGGCAACATTAAATCATGCAAATGCTACAACCACTAGATCCTTCGAGTACGTCATTTTCGGATGATGCTGATAGGTGTAGAAACTGGATTGTTGATGCTCTTCGGTATGCTCACAATAGTCATACTTATGAGGAAGTAATAGATATCGTAAAAAGAGGAGATGCTCAGTTATGGGCATTGCCTGACAGTGCGATTGTAACTGAAATTATTGATTATCCGCAACGTAGAACTCTACGATTTTGGCTTGCAGGCGGTAACTTAAAAACACTTTTAGACGTAGAGCCAAAAATAAGAAAATGGTCTATATTATACCAATGTGAAGCGGTTGAAATTATAGGCAGAAAAGGTTGGGAAAAAGTTTTGAAAAATTACAAACCAACTGCAATCGTTTTAGTAAAGGAATATTAATATGTCAAAAGGTGGTGGTGGCGGAAGTTCAGGTACAGTAAACACTCAGGTTGAACCGCCTGCGTATGCAAAGCCATTTTTAGAATATGGTTTAGCACAAGCAAAAGACAGATATACGTCTGAGATGCCTTCTTATTATCCGAACTCAACTACAGTCGGGTTTTCTCCTGAAAGTGATATGGCATTGGGTATGGTTAGAGATCGAGCCTTAGATCCAAACAGCCTAACAGCTACAAGTCAAAATGTAATTAATCAGAATTTAATGGGAACAAACCCATTAATGAGCATGGCATTTAAGCCAGTTATTGATACAGTCGAAAGTCGATTTGCAAAATCAGGCAGGCTCGGATCAGGTGCTAATCAGCAGGCTCTAGCCTCTGCACTTGCCCCATATGCTTATCAGGCTCAACAAGATGCACTAAAACTTGCTCCATCATATCAGAACTTAGATGCTCAACAATTAGCACAAGTTGGATCTGCAAGAGAAAGCGATGCGATGGCTCAGTTGCAGGACAATATAAATAGATTTAATTATGAGCAGAATATAGATGATCAGAAGCTACAAAACTATATGGGATTAGTTGGTGGTGGAACAGTTGGTTCTCAAACAATTAGTCCAGTATTTAGAAATCAAGGTGCTAGTGCTTTAGGCGGTGCTTTGGGTGGATCTCAATTAGCACAGCTTGCAGGATTTAATCCGATGTATGGGGCAATCGGTGGCGGATTGTTGGGGTTAATGTAATGGATAGACCAATAGATGCTTTATTAGGAAATATTGATCCTTTAACTGGATTAAGAAGAGGTATGGTTGGCGGAAACGCATCCTATATGCAAAGTCCAGTAAAAATGTCGGCATTGCCTCAAGTTGGTAATAATGCAGGATATAATGAAAATATTGCAATGAGGTCAGGCAATAATATTCCAGTAAGACCGATGAATAATGCAGGGGTTATATCAAATACTCCATTTAAAAATAACACCCCTACTTTGTTAACTGGCACAACTACTGGTCAAACAAATACTGGTTTATTAGGCAGTTCTTTTAATGATCCAAGAGCAGTTGGTAACTTTGCTCTAGCTTCTAATTTATTGCAAAACAGTGGCTACTCCACAACTCCTAAATCTACTGGTGAGATTATTGGTGCAGGCATGGGTGCTTATATGAAGGGCAGGATGGCTCAAGAAGATAGGCTAAGTGCTAAAAGTCAGAACTCTCTAAAGAACCAATTAGAGATGGCTAAGTATATGAATGACTTGCAGAAGATGAAGTTAGATCAACAAAAAAGTGGAAAAGAAGATGCAAAAACAGCTTTTACACAAGAGAAAAATTTAAGAGATAGTTTTATTAAAGAAAGTAAAACTAACGTCTTGTCATTAGAAGGTTTTAACAAAGTGGCTATTGCATCAAATGCCACTCCTTCAGGAGCAAACGATTTAGCATTGGTATTTGCTTATATGAAAACAATAGATCCTAACTCTGCTGTTAAAGAGGGTGAATACACAAATGCTCAAGAAAGTCAGGGTGTATCTCAACAAATAATAAATATTTACAATCGAGTAATAGATGGACAAAGATTAAGTGCTGAAGCAAGAAAGATGTTTTTAGATAGTGCAAAACAACAAGTTTTAACTTCAGTAAGAAAACAAGAAATTTTAGAAAAAAATTATTTAGGATTAGCTAAGGATTATGGATTAGATGGATCAAAAGTTGTTCAGTCTAAATTACCAATTTCAGGCGGTTATCTAAAGCCAATACCAGTTAAATCAATTAAAGATGCTGAGAAGAGACTTAAAGAAGGACAATTCTTTATATTAGATGGACAGATTGGGGTAATTGAATAATGGGTAAAGCAAGATTGTTGGGTGAAGCAAATACGCAAAAAACATCTCCTCAAAACAAAGTTGGAAAATTAACTGGTATTACTCAGTCTGCATTGCAGGGTTTATCAATGGGATCTTCTGACGAAATAGCAGGATTAGCTAAAGGTTTGTATGCCAAGTTTGCTGAAGGCAAAGACTTTAACACAGCTTATAATGAAACAGTTAATTCTATTAGAAGTGATCTTAAATCATTTAGAGAGCAAGAGCCATTATATGCTTATGGATCTGAGATTGCAGGCAGTATTCCAACAGCAGTATTTGGCGGTGCAAGATTAGCTAAAAAAGGATTAGATGCGGTTAAAAGTGCAGGACTTATGGGTGGATTTTATGGTGGGTTTGGCACTGATAGTTCAGACCCATTAGACATAGGGATTGCAACAACTGTTGGCGGATTAACTGGTGGCACATTACAAAAAGTTGCACCATATGCGACAGAAAGTGCAAAAGAATTAATTAAAAGAGGTGTTCCAGTTACAGTTGGCGATGCTGTGGGTGGCGGACTAAAGAAGGTTGAAGAAGCATTGACTTCAGTGCCTTTTGTTGGATCAGCTATTTCAGGGGCTAAAAAAAGATCAAAGCAAGGATTTGATAGAACTGTATATGAAGAAGTTTTAGAGCCACTAAAAGCTATTGGAGTAAAACCTAAAGAAGTTGTAAAAGGCAAGACTGGCAATGAGTTGTATGATGCTGTAGAGAAGGTTGTTACTAAAGCATATGACGATGTTGTGCCTACACTAAAGTTACCTAATAGACAGTCAGTGCAATCTAAAATAGATGATGCAATTTACAATTCAGCAGAGACATTGGATGATAATTTTGAAAAGGTTTTTTTTAAAGATCTAGAGAAAATAATTTACTCAAAATTTGATGTAGATGGCAACATATCAGGGCAAGCATTTAAAAAAGCTATTTCTCAACTTAGAACTAAAGCAAGAAATATAGGGGCATCGCCTCCTACATTATTTAGTGATGATTTAATTGGCTCTTATAAAAATGTTGAAAATGCTTTAATCGGAATATTAAAAGAAACCAACCCATCACAAAAAGTCAAATTAGATGCAATAGACAAATCTTTCAGAAGATTATTACCAGTTGAAAAAACTGTAATACAAACTGAGGGTGGAGAATTTACTGCTGATCAAGTTTTAAGGAATATAAGAAAAGCAGATACATCTTTGCGAAACAAAGACTTTGCTAGAGGCAAAGCTGATATGCAACCTTTGGTCAGAGCAGGGCAAGAAACAATAAAACAAAGGCTACCAAACTCAGGTACAGCAGAAAGGATATTGGGTGGTTCTGCTTTAGTTGGAGGTCTAGCTGTAGATCCATTAACAGTGGGCATTGGATCAGGATTAACTGTTCCTGCTTATAGCCGAATGGGAGTTCCTGCTGTTAGAGATTTTACAACAAAATTACTTGCTCCTGCTATTGGAAGAGGCTCTCCTGCTTATGGTGGGTTATTAGGTTCAAACGCAGAGGATGCAAACTTTTTCGGAATGAATAGGAGATAGTATGACAAAGGCAAACATCACAGAATTTTCAAATGTGGCATCTAATAACACCGACATAAATAGTGTTAACATCGATGAAAATTGTCCAGCCAGTGGGCTAAATAATGCGTTGAGAGAACTTATGAAGGCTCTCAAAGACGTAGACACTGGCTCTCAGGCACTAACTGCATTATCGGTTGCAGGAAGTGTGACCGCAACAACGTCTCTTAAAACTCCATTAATAGAATTTACTGATGGCGATAATGCTTTGACCATTGCTGATGGTGGCAATGTTACAGCAAATGCAAACCTTACAGTTAGTGGTGCATTTACTTCACTTGGCATAGACGATAATGCTGATGCCACTGCTATAACTATAGATAGTTCAGAAAATGTTGGTATAGGAAATGCAAGTCCGACTGGTAAGTTAGATATTTCTGGTGGTACTACATATCAACCACATCTTAGA